CTGTTTTAATTGCATAGGGTCGAGGGAGCGGTAGTGCCTGCCGGCCGAGATCATACGTTATTCACGGATCTCTCTCGCGGTAACTTATGACTCAGTCGTAATCGATCCTGAAACTTTCTATTCGGCAATCCTCTAACACCACCAATTCGTCAGACGTCACCGTATCGCGGAATAACTCCAGTGTATCGAACAAATCAATGTCGTACACGTTCGTCAGCCACTGCGAAAGGGTGTCATCGTCGACCAAATTGGGCGCACCTTTTGTGATGCGTTTGATGTCTTCGATATTCCATCCATTCTGGCGAACGTTCCACCCGAGTGAACCTATGTCCAGCTCGAGTTCTTCGTCGCCACACTTCGCCATCTCAAGCTCGTAACGCTCGAGGAACATGTCTCTAAAATGATGCACACTTTTGCAACCGAAAGCGTAAGATAACGACTTCGCGGCCATAGCAGCAGCATCAGAGAGTTGTTCATTTTGACAGGCTCTGGTGTTGAATCGGACAAGCATCTTGCCGATGAGGGGGAGCATGAACGGCTCCTCAACCTCAGTAAAAAATCTCCTGGAAAGAAACGTGGCATGGCCATCCAGGGGGGGGCTCTTCGCTTTGAGAACCATCTTGAAATCAGCGACGGTCTTGATCCAATCTGTCAAATTGAGCCGCTTGTTGAGCGCGGCTAACAGATCGTCGCCCAGCACCAACGCCTTTCCGCGCCTGCCTTGTAAAGTGCAGGCGACCACGAACATTGTGATGTTGTAGGTCGAATTGCGGAAGGTCGTGTTGGTGGTGCCGGTCGCCAGCTGATACATGAGGTGAACTTTGACGCCGAAGTCGCGGTTCGTCAAGCTGTATACCTCGAGGTCGAGCATGAGTTGCCTGAACCAAGAAGGGAGACCGAGTACCCGAAACCACCGATCAGTGATCTCAGTTGCAACACGTTTGCGCTGCTCACGGTCGTTGCGGCTAAAGTCGCCCTCAACGATTTCCCTAAAACGTTCGTCCTTGATGAAACTTGCCAACTCTTTGTCATCCTTCTTGTATCCGAGGAGGATTTCGAGTACGCCACCCACCTTGAGGCGCTCGCCGTCTTGCTCATGATCGAGCAAGGCACACAAACGTTCCATGGCGACCATCATTGCAGGTCCGGTGACGGCGTTAAAAACATCGGTGCCGGCATAAATGATGCGAC